CGGACATTGAAAGCGTCTCCCCTGCATTTCAATACGAGCAAAATCACTCGTCGATACTTCGTCGATGAGTCTCCCTTTGTCATCCAATACCCCGAAATAAGTACCCACCGGAAACCGCGCGTTAAACTTCGCGCACACAATCTCATCCGTCTCGCTGAAATTAGTATCAGGCTTCACGTCTTCATGGTTAGCCTGTTCTTTTTCAAACTCATCTGAATCGAATCCGATTTGCTCTAACGCCAACGGATCGCATTCAAAGGAACGGACCGAGATCAGTCGGTTATCCAGTGTGAATGGTTTTCCTACCAAATCTTCATTTACACTTTTTACATTGAACTCGTACAAAATAAGGCTTTGGACAATGGCGTTAGCCAACGTCGTTTTACCTGAGCCCTTTTTCCCCATGATATTAATCGTCAGTGCAGGTTCTCCTGACTCCTGACTTCTTACTTCTGAATTCTGCTCTTTCACCCTATCTCCTCCATTGTGTGCTGCAGGTCCTCGCGGTCCGGCTGTGCGTAAATCATGGTTGTTTTCAAATTGCGGTGGCCGAGTAGTTTGTTCGCCACCATCACCGGGCTGTTCGCCGTGCTGTGCTTAATCACGCGCTTGGCAAACGTGTGGCGAAACCAGTGCGGAGTGACCTGCAACCCCAGCCCGGCCGCCGCCACCCAGCAGTGCAGGCGGTGCTGAAAGCTGCGCACTGAAAGTGCAGTATGTTCACGCGACAAAATCAGCGGCTCGCCGTCGTCATTCGTGCCGCCCTGGGTGCGGCGCAATTTAATCAGCGCCTTTAAATTGCCAACCGCGCCGGACGCCAGCGGCACATCGTAGCCATGCCCTTTTTTGCTGATGTCGTCGCGCAACACCAGCCGCTTATTTGCAATCGCGTCCTTCGCATCGCCCAGCGTCAACTGCGACAATGCCCCCACGCGGATCCCGGTGCGGCGCATCAACTGCATCCAGTGGTAATCGCGTTTAGCCAGCACATCGTCCACACGCTTCACCGTGTTCAACAGCTGCCGCTCCTCCGTTTCCGTTAAATACTTTTCGAATACACTCATCGCCTTATCTCCGAATGGCTTTTTCAAAATCAGTTATCAATTCACAACTCGCACATCGCGCGGCAGAATCGTAAATTCAAAAAACACCGCATCGGTTTTGTCGTTGTATTGCTGCACTGCAATGGGTGTTACCAGCAACCCGGCGCGTGCGCTGAGGTCGATATAACTTGTTTGAATCACCGGAAAGCTTTCGCCCTCGCCGTTCGGAAACGTCAGCGCCAGACGCAGCTGCTCGCGGTAGCCACTAAACGTCCAGTGCCTGTCGACATACAGCGTCAGCAGTGCGTCGCATAGCCCGACCGGACGTGCGACATGCAGCCAACCGCGCACCCGGTTTTCACCGGCCACGCTCACCGCGCATTTCTTTTCAAACAGCTGCACCAGGTCACCCATGACTCACGCGCCTGTTCCGTTGATTAACCACCATGCGTTCCAAACACCGGCGCACCGGCGGAAAGCGAATCGCGCGGTCGAACGTGGTGCTGCAACTGGGCGGCAGCGTTTGCCAGGCGCGGCGCAGTTCATCGTCCGTGACCGGTGCCGGCGGCAGCAGGTTGAGTTGCTTGTTCATCACGCAGTTTCGTCGCGTCGATCAGCCCGTTGCCGATCAGCGCAAACAACAAGGCACCCGGCAGGCTCGCGTTCGGCGGCAGCTCATGCACCACCTTGCGAATTCCCGCTTCACGCACGGTTTTGGGGGGAAGGGAGACGACTTTGCTCACAGTGCACCGTCCTTGACTAGCTGCATGTGTATCCGCTTCATCCGCTGAACCGCACTGAGCGTCGAGTTTGGCGACAACACCAACGAGGGACGCACCTCAACCTGTTTGCCGTTTCGCAACGAGACGTTACGCCGCAAACCATAGGCTTTATCCGGCAAACCAACCGTCTGTTCGCGTGCCATTTTTCGCAACTGTTTGTGCCTGCGCCCGCTCATGCCTTCACCTTTCGCAACGGTGTTTCAATCGGCTCATCGTCACGATACGTAGCCATTGAGCGTTCTTTCCTGAATTCTGAATTCTGTCTTCTGACTTCGGATAACAGCCGCCACGCCACCACCAGCCGTTGCACCGCCAGCAAGAGCAAGGCAATGCACAATACAAACAAAACCAACGGCAGGTAGGCGTAAACCAGAATCGCGGTCACCGCGACGCTGAGCAACATCATGGGTGACGTTTTCACTGCGCACCCCCCTGCTGCTGCACGCGGTGCAGAATTTCCATCAGCACCTGAATGTCCTGGTAAATTTCCGTTTGCAGTTGCCGCAAATCGTCGGGGGTAATCTCGCCGTCCAGGCACAGTTCAATCGCCGCTGCGGTTTCGCCTGCTTCTTTCTCGCGCTTCAACAACGCGGCCGTCAGGTCCTCGTTTTTCACGCCGCTGTAATCGAACAGCGCCGGAAGGCTGACGCGGCCGAACAGCCGGTCGCACGCTTCGTGAATGGAAAAATTGCGGGTGACCGCCTGAATGCGCACCGCCTCGTCCAGCGTCAGGTGGTGCGTGTCGATGTTCGGGTTGACCTTGTTGCACAACACGGCGGCAGACAGGCCGATCAGCGGGGCCAGTGCCGCGGCACCGCGTTGCCGGCTTTGCGCCGCAAATTCGTGGACAGTTGTATATTTCGCGATGTCCAGATCGCTGTAACTGATGTCGCTGTAATCCATGTGAACCGCGCCTCCACTTTCACGTTTTATTGCTACGAGGTCGCGGCTACACTGCCTGCGGTGTATATTTCACCGCGAGGTACATCCAAGGTGCATCACAAAGCCGTTACCTCAACCGCATCGGTCCGGTTGCCGCCGGACCGGTGCACTTGTCAAACAAACCTACAATTCGCCTTCTTACGCGCGCCGGGTTTCAACGCCCGGCCCGTCTTCAAAACCCGTTGCTTATCCACCGCTTCTTTTAGCAGCGTGTTGATATACAAATTCGTCGAACAGCCGCTGCGGTGCGCCAGCCGGTGCACCTTCCGCCACAGCGTGCGGGGTGTTTTTACGTCAAAGCGCAGCGGCGGGCGGTTCATGCGGCGGAACCTCCGTTGCCGGGCACAGCCATGTACTGCTTCTGTACTTTCAAATCCTGCTCAACGGCGTACTGCAATGCCGAGCACATGTAGGCATTCATGCTGCAGAACGAATAATGCGCCATGATCCTGACCTGTTCAGCCAGTTCCGGCGGCATGCGCACGGTGGAAACCACCCGGTTGTCGTTTTGGCCCGCCATCGCGCTATGCCGCCTGTTTGCGCGCCAGACTGCGCCGCAGAATTCTCAAGGCTTCCGCGTTCATGCTTCGATCGGCCTTGTCTGCCCTGCTTTTCAATGCGTTATGAAGTGTTGGCGGCAGTCGCAGAGTCAGTGGCGTGACCTTCTGCTCGCTGCGTGTTTTTTCTCTGGCCATCTGCTACGCTTTCCTATTGGCGTGAATCAAAATGATTCACTTTGAATTAATTTGATGCATAAACTATAGAACAGAATTTCACGCATAGCAACAGTTTTTCACGCATTATGCACGATATTTTAGTCGATTGAGAAAAATACTAATGGAATCAATCAGATACTCACGCAGCGAAGATGCCGGGAAAGAGGGCTTTGCAGCGCGTCTGGAGCATATAATCGGCAGGCAGAGCATTAGAAAATTCGCGCTGGCTTGTGGAATTTCTGAGGGGACACTGCGTAGTTATCTAAAGGGTGATACCTTCCCCACAATCGACAAGATTTCTGATTTAGCCACTGCGGGGAAAGTCTCTCAGGAATGGCTGTTATTTGGTGATGAAATCAACGACCCTTCTGCCACATATGCGAGGGTTCCTGTTTTAAACTACGACCTGCTGCTGGAGGTTCTGCTGGCAGTCGACAAGGGCATGGCGCAGTTAAAGCTGGACTTGCCGGCAGAAAAAAAAGCCAAGCTGATCACGCTGCTGTACGATTATTTCACCAACCGGCAAGAACCGGTGGACATGACCAACGTCATACGGTTTATCGATATCGCTAAATAGAAGGGGCTGAGTATGAACAAATCGATCGAGGCTGAAATTCGTGAATTGCTAATCCAGTCCGCACCGCGCCGTCGCTCGCCGCTGTGGTTGGGCCTGGCCATGGGGCTGGTGCTCGGCGCGGCGCTGATGCAACCGGCCGACATGGACCCGCCGCTGCCGGGCATGCAGCAGGTGTCGCACACCGTGGGCGCGGATTACCCGGAACTGGAACTGATTTACCAACCACAGGGGGTTTGATATGAAAGCCTTTATCGCCTTGTTTACCTTATTCAGTATCACATCTGTTTTTGCCGGCACAATCGAACCGTATGCCGTACCGGATAAACCGATTTTAAAAGGTTATGATCAATACAGCCCTTATTTGCGCAAGGCAGCCGAGTTGCAGGCCAAATCATCACAATGCAAAAAAGTCACCTACGTTGATATCAGCGGCAATCGCAGCAAGCCCGGTTCTCCTGTTTTTTATGTGACATGCGAAAATGGTTCCGGGCAGTCCTACAATACCTGGTACACCCTTGAACAGCTTGACGCGAAAGCCGTGGCATCAGCACCGAAACCCTTCGCAAATCGCGCCGTGCGTGTCTCTGAATGTCAAAAGCGACTCGTCAAAGAACTCAAGCGCCCCGATACAGTTAACTATGGCAACATCACCGAAACCGAACACGCAAATGGCAACGTGACGGTATTCATTCAATTCAGCGCTCGTAGTGAGATCAATCTACCTGTCGCAAAAAAGGTGCGATGTCTTGTCACAACAACCGGAACCTATGAGCTTTCCATCCTTGACTAGCGTCAACTGACAAACCGCAGGTTTTTCACCGTGTACCGGTATTCATCGTTGTACTCGGTGACCTCGCCGTCGTTCACGGTGAGCGTGACAACCCGTTCTTCCTCGCTGTTGCCGTCGTCAATGATTTCCGTATCGGCCGGCGCAATGGGTATGGTCACCGTTAACCCGGGTGTCAGGTCCGTGGCGGACCGCACCGACTGGCCGCTTTGCACATCGTCTATGCGGTAGCTGACCGAGCCGGGCGGGTCGCCATTCACCGTGCTGATGGCGGCGGTAATCTCAAACGCCGTGCGTTCGTTGACCGTGTCCATTACGCCGCCGTTTCGCCTTCAACGTTAATCACCATGTTGTCCGGATTATATGCCCCTGCGCCGGCGCTGATGGTGCGCCGCACCCAAATGGCCTTGTGCTCGTCGGCAGGAATATTGCCGATGCTCAGCGCATTGTCCTGGCCGTCGGCGCTGCTGAACGTTACACCGGACGGGGCCGTGTCTTCATCGGCCACGGTCTGCTCGGTGCCGTTCACCGCGCTGGTGCCCAGGCCAATAGCGGCCACCGTGTCGCCGCTGGGGGTATTGGCACTGATCCAGATTTCCGCGTTTTGCAATGCCAGCGAGCCGTGGTTGTTGTGCACGTAAAAGCAACGGTATTTCACGCTGCCCGCCTCGCTTTCCGCCGCTGGCGCGTTGGAAAACAGATTTTCCAGTGTCGCGTCGGTCAGTTCGGTGCTGCTTTTCGCGCCGCCCAGCGCCGCGTCGGGGTCTGAATTCGCCGCACCGCCGGAAAGCCGGAAGTCGATGTCGCCTGCTACGATGGCCATAGTAATATCCTCATGTCTTGTTAAACGTGGTGGAAGGGAAAACCGGGGTGAACACCGTTGCCGGCGCCCCACGGGTAAAGGTAATGCCGGTAATGCGCGGCGGCGCATCGCCAATGCGCCAGCGCAAATCCAGCTGATTGCCAACAAACGCCTGCAAGGCCCAGCGCACATCGGCCTGCTGGGCCACGTATTCGGCCAGTTGCCAGCGCAGGTCCAGGCTGTTGCCGGCGGCCTGCAAGAGCTGCCAGCGGAGATCCGCCTGCTGCTGAACGAACTCGAGTAACTGCCAGCGCAGGTCCGTCTGCTGCTGCACAAAGGCATTCAGCGACCAGCGCAGGTCCAGGCTGTTGCCGACAATACCGGCCTGCAACAAGGCCCAACGCAGGTCCAGCGATTGCTGCACGTATTCCGCCAGCGCCCAGCGGCTGTCGAGCGACTGGCTTACGTATTCGAACAGCTGCCAGCGTACATCCGTCTGCTGCTGCACAAATTCCAGCAGTTGCCAGCGCAGGTCCGCCGACTGCTGCACGTATTCGGCCAGCTGCCAGCGCATGTCCGCCGACTGCTGCACGTATTCGGCCAGCTGCCAGCGCAGGTCCAGGCTGTTGCCAACCGCGGAAAGCGTGGCGGCAACGGCCCAGCGCAGGTCCAGCGACTGCTGAACGTATTCCGCCAATTGCCAGCGCAAGTCCGCAGACTGCTGAACGTATTCGGCCAATGCCCAACGTGTATCCAAAGACTGTTGAACAAACTCGAACAGCTGCCAGCGCAAATCCGCAGACTGCTGCACGTATTCGGCCAGCTGCCAGCGCATGTCCAGCGACTGGCCGGTATAAGCCTGCAACGACCAGCGCAGGTCCAGGCTGTTGCCGACCGTCGTGGCGGTTTCCGCTGTGTAATACCCCCGCAACCATACCGACCGCACCTGGGTTTCTTCCGAGTAGCCGTCGCTGGACGAAATGCCGATCTGCACGCTCATGCCGTCGCCGTTGGCTTCGCTCGCGGTGTAGGTGTGGCCGCCGTCGTAACTGCTGCCGCCCAGCGCGAACGAAATGGCGCCGCCGCCGTAAGGCGCGGCCACGCCGCCGATCAGGCTGCTCGGGTACCAGTTTGTGCCGTCCGGGCCGAAGGTCGCGCCCGCCGTGGAGGTGTCGTCGCCGTAGCTGTCGTTAACGTAGTTGAAATACACCTGCCAGCCGATATTCGTCGCACCGCTTGGAATCGCCGGCAGGTTCGGGTTGTATAACCTATGCCGGCTGCTGGCGTTCTGCGGCGTGGCGACGTTGGTGTCGTTCACCAGCAGGTTGCCGCCGTTGGTCCAGCCGTTGCCACCCAGCGCAGCGTGCTGCGTAAACAGCACGGTGCCGGTGCTGACTTTTGGCGTGGGATAACTGCCGACATCAATCGGAAAGGCATAGGTGCCGCCGGTAGTGGAATTCACCACCACGCAACACTGCCGTTCCGGCACATACTGAAACCGCCCGAACGTGCCGTTCGTCTGCGCGCTGCCGGGGTTGTCGCCTGTGTACGTTGTGGACGTCCAGACAAACGTTTCCGGATGCAGAAAATACAGCGTCAGCCCGCCGTTCCAGGCGATGTACCGGTCAATGTCCTCGCAATAGACAAATCCGGGTGCCGCGGCGCTCTGCATGGCGGTGCCGCCGGCGACGCCGCTGTCGGAAATATCCTGCGGCACGCAGGGCCGCGGCAGATAAAACGCGCCTTCCACCTTGCGGGCAATGCCGTCACCAAACCCGACGATCCGGTCACGCAGTGTGTCGTAGCACCAGCTGGTCTGGTCGCCGTTGTCGATCGACACACCGGTGTCATTTTGTGTCCAGCTTGAAGCGGTGCTCGCCTGCAGCCGCAATAGATTCGCCGTGCCGGAATCGATATAGATGAATTGATCGGTGGCCGGATTACGCACCACACAGCCGCTTAAGCTGCCGCCGACATCAGTATGCAGCGGTAAGTCGCTCGCGCCACCAGTCTGCAGCCAGGCCTCGCCGGACAGATCGTACGCATGCATTTGCCGCCCGCTGCTGGCCGCTGCCGACCACCATGCGCTTTGCCCCACCAGCACAAAAGCGCCCAGCGTTGAACTGAACGCGATCTTGCCATAGGTATGCGGCGGGCTGGGACGTCCGTCGGCCCAGATGCCGTTGGCGTCGTTATACACCGTGTCGCCGGACGAGGAATAACTACCGACCCCCTTGAACCAGCCCGGCGTAGTCACGTCGCCCAGCGGAATGAGGAAGACCGTGTTGTCCCAGCCGTCCGTGTGCCCGCCACCCATAACGGCAAGATACGGCTCGCCGCTGATGTACACCAGCGTGCCGCCGCTCCAGGCGGCCATCACGCTGGCGTTATTGCCCGGCGTTTTGCTGTATTTGTTTTGAACGTCGTCGACCGTGTTGCCCGCGAACTGCGAGCAAACGCCGGCACTCAGGCTGTCATACCAGGCCATCCCGCACCGTCAGGTTAATGGGTTCCTTCGCGTCTTCCGCCGCGAGCGCGGCCAGATACAGCGCATGGTAGGCGGCTACGTAATCTGTCAGCGACGGGCCGCGCGGGCCGAGCTGGCTTTTGTAGCCGATGGCGATATCGTCGCCGTCGGCGGTGGTGTCTGCGCACAGCAGCACGTCGGTGCCCTGCACGCGCAGCACGCCGTGCGCGATTCGCGCCGCGCCCTTGTTGCCTCCGCGCGCTTTTTGCGTGTCCAGGTGGGCCGTGTGCTCAAACCATCGCGGCGTTCGCGCCGGTGCGCGGTCGATATGCAGCGTATAATCGCCAGCCGGCAATGGCGTGTGCAGCAGCGCATGGCAAAACAGCTCGCCGTTCAAAAACAGCAGCGCCGCCGTGCAGCCGTTCAGCGTGCCCAATGGTTGCAGCATCAGGTTCACAGCTGCACCCCCGCCGGCATGCCGATATGCCCAGGGTCAAACCGTGTGGCGGCGCTGATGATAAACCGCAGCGTGCCGCGCTCCACGCGATTGAATTTCTCGCCGGCGGCAATCAGGTTCACATACCGCTGCGTGCGCCCGGTGACCAGTTCGCGCCAGTCACCAGGCTGCCAGCGTTGGCCTTTTGTAATTACAAGCCACCACACCGTCATCACCACCTGGTTTGTCAGCCAGTCGTTAATTAAAAACGCAACCAGCAGCACAACGGCCAGCGCAGTAAACAGCCAGTAAAACGGATTAGTTGCGTGCTGCCGCCAGTCTGTCAGGTGGCGTTTCACCCACTGACAATACGTAAAGGTCACACCGAACCAGAAGCCCAGCTGCAGCAATGCAAGCGCGGTGATCGCCACTAACCACCCGGGTGCGCCGAAGATTAAATTCAAAATCAGTTCATACATTGTGTTCATAACGGCTCCTTAAAAAACAAAACCTTTTAAATACAGCGATACGGTATTCACCGCGGATAACGTCGTTGAATCGTATGAAAAATCGAATCGTCGGCTGGCATCCAGCGGCACCGGAACAACCAGGTGCGCGGTAAACCGTGGAGTGATGGTGGTACCGCCATAGCCTTGCGCGCGGCCAATTTCGGTTTGTGTGCTCTGCCCGGCGGACGAACCGGTTTGCCGGGCATACGCAATAAGCGTTGCGTTGGTATCTGATCCGGTTGTGCGACTGCCGTCCAGTCGCACCCCAAGCAGTGCTATTTTGGCTCCGTCAGGAATCGCATCCATGGCCGTCCATATGTTATCCGCGCCCGAGTCAGTCGGACCGAGTGATTTCCATATCCCGCTGCCGATAGTGATGGCGTTGAAGCCGGTACTATCAGCACCGTTGTTATGCAGATACAGACCGCCCAATGAGCGGGTGTAATTCGACACGGCGGCACCGAACCCGGTCGCCAGCGCTACAGCGACACCACCAATAGTGATCGATGGCGTTGCGCCTGGTGTTAGAACAATTCTCTGTGCGGCACCGAGGCCATATCCGATATAAACCTCATTACCAGAATAATTCAGATGCAGATCGCTTGCTGCCCCATTATTTCTGGCCTGAATAACGTAGCCGCCCATGGCCATGTTATGGCTAGATGAACTCCCGATTTGAAAGCTATGGGTAGTACTTACCAACGATGGATTAACGTTAGTTGTCAACTTCAACCGAGGCAGACTCAATTCAGAGATAAATTGCACCCATGAACTGCCGTTCCATTCTTCCCAGTAATTATTCGCCGCGTTCCACCGTTTCATGCCGGTGAACGGGTTGGTGACTGTTTGCGCCGTGCCCCAGCTGGCCGCGTCGATGTCGCGGTCGCGCAGTTCTGACACCATGTCTTCGATAATCGGGTTGTCTACCGGTGCGTTCCAGTCGGCCATATTATTCTCCTAATAACCGGTTACCACGGCTCCGCAATTTACGGTTGTGCGAAGTCCTGTGGCTCGGTCCCATGTATAAACTCGAAATGAGGTGGGGTTGGGCACGTCACTAAAGTCAACAGCCCAGTCGATAATGCTGGCGCTATAGGGCGTAATATTGATGCTGCTCACGTCGGCAAACGGTACATTGAAAAAAACTTCTGTGCCGCTTGCGTCGTCTTCATCAGCAATGAACTTCATTGTGTCGGTTAAAATTTTGGCGTTCACTCGCACGTTCAACCGCGTCAGTTGCGCGTAATCGTCCGCACCCGATGCGGTGGCGGCGAGCTGCACGCGGATGTAGCGAAAGTTGGCTGCGAACACATCCGCATCGCCGGCAGTAAACACCGTCCAGGCATCGCCGGTTGTTTCGCGCACGCTGAGCGTGATTTCCAGCGACACATCGCCGTCCAGCACGGACCATGTCGGCGTTGCGATAATGCGGTTGTTCCCCACCACGGCGCCCAGGTCGATAATTTCTTCATAACTGGCCGATGTTTCGCTGGGCTGAAAATGGTAAATATAACCGGCACTCACTTTGTCCAGCCAGTTGGCCCAGCTGTTGGTGCTGTATTGCGTAACCAACTGCCGGCTGCCGGCAAACGGAAACTGCAATACCCCGGCTGAATCCAGAATCATGTTGGTTTTCGTGCCGGAAAAGTCGCTGTTGTAATCCAGCTTTAACACAAAGTCAGGCGGCGCGGTGACGGTTGCAGTCACCGTTTTTGCAGCCCCTTCCAGCCCGGCGATATCGACTGCGAAAATATGGTAGGTGTACTGTCCGGATTCCAGGTGTTGAATGTTCGCAAACCGCCCGTCGACCTGGTACACCTGGTCCGGATTGTTAATGTCGGTGCCGACATGCACTTTGTAAAAAGCAATGCCAAACGTGCCGCCCTGCGCGACGCTCCAGTTCAGCACCGTGTTGTTGTCGATCACCTGCACGTCGACCGTGGCCGGCGCATTGGCTGCCGCTACGTTAAAGTCCAGCGTGGTTTCGTTGACAGAATAAATGCCGGACAGGTCCTTGGCTTTGGCGCGAAACGTAGTGATACCGGCCGCCGTTGGGGTATGCCGGTATTGCGTGCCGGGTTGCGGAACAAAATCCACCTGCGTGGCGTCGTCAAAGTCCGTGCCGCCGCGACGCAGGTCCACCCCTTCAATGTCAATTTCCGTCGGGCGATTCCAGCTCAACAGAATATAGGGCCCGTCCACCGCGGCCTGAAAGCCGGTGATGTCGGCCGGTGGAAACAGCTTGCCGAGTACGTCATACGAGACTTCAACCGGTTCGATCGTTCCGACGGGGGCCAGCAAAAACGGGCGCAATGACACATCCAGGTGTGTACCGCTCGGAACCGTGAGTTCGTAAAACGAACCGATGATATGTTGCGGGGCTCCCACGCGTTGGCCGTTTAAATACACGTCGATCAGGGTTGAATCGCTGCCGGTCAGTTGCCAGTCGATGGAAACCCGGGTTAGTCCGTCACGCGTGATCAGCTGCTCGCCGAAATTGACATTCGTTATTGCCGGAGTGCGTCCGATATAGTCCGGCGGGGTGGTGTGCTGATACGTGCCGCTTTCAGCGGTGTAATAGTCCGGGTCTTCGTCGCGCGCGGTAATGCGCAAGCGGTTGGCGTCCACCGGCTTGATATCGACGATTTTTACTTTCTTGCCGGGCGTCGCTTCTGGCGCAAAGCAAAAGCGATAGTCCAGTGCAATGCTGTCGCCGTTTTCGTCCGGGGGCACCACGGCGTTGCCGGCTGAATTGGTGACGCTCGACAAGTCCGCAACCGGCACCAGCGTGTCCGACTCACCGGCTTGATACGTAATCTCGTGGTACGAATAATCCCCGTTCGGCTCCACCAGCAGCAGCCAGTGGTCCTCCGCCGGCGTAAACGGCACCGCCCGGTCCAGTGTCAGGCTGGTATCGCTGCCGGCCAGCAAGCGCCCTGAATAACCCCAGCTGGTTAAGTCGTGGCTTATCGTCACAACGTCGCCGCGTGTATTGGTCATTCCGGCGGCATCCGTGTCCCAGCTGATGCGGCGGCGGTGATATTCGTTAGCTGCAATAATCAGGTTTGCCGCGCGTGCCGCCTGGCTTTCGCGTGTAACCCCCATCATTTCAACCCGGTGCGAATTCACCGGCGACGTCACACCAGGCGCCAGCACACTTACCTCGTCCAGCGTGTAGTCTTCGGCCTGGTTGGCAAATACGCCGATAATCTCGTCGGCCAGTTCATCGCTGGCATAATCAACCCGAAAACTGCCGGCGATGATATTGCTCATGCCGTATACACCGGTTACCGGCAGCCCGTCCGCGTCCCACACCACGCCCAGCTTGCCGCTGGCCCAGGTGGGCGAGCCGCGTCCACACGCTGCCATAATTCGCAGCACGTCGAATGCGTTCATTTTGCGATCGATCACCAGATCGCAGCGCAGATCATTGGTGTCACAAAAATCGGCGAAGTCGAACAGGGCGTCCATGTCCAGCCGGCTTTCCGGCAAACCGATACCCCACAGCTTGCGTCCGGTGCCGTCGAATCGGCCACTGGCAAAATTGTACAGGCACCAGGCCGGGTTGCTGGTGGCGCCGGTCACCGTGCCGCCGCCCACCTGCGGAATCTGTTGCTGCGCGGTCGCCACCGCGCTCAACTGGTCAACCACACCGGTCAGTTGTCCGCTGGCGGCAATTTTCAGCGCTACGCGTTTCTGATTGGTATAGGTACCGGGGTCAGGCTGGAACGACAGCATGGTGGTCCAGGTCACGTCGGAAACCTGGTTTTCATTGTTTACATCGTTCGGCGTAATGCGTGTAACACGCACTTCATATTGCTGCGGCGGCAAAATAGACGGGCCGTTTTCATCGCCAATCACCGCGTCGAGGGTAATGCGAAAAGTGCGGCGAAAACTGCCGCCGTCCAGCGTCAGTCGGCTAAACCGGTGGTAAGGAACAAGCAATTGCGGCGAGGAATAAAAAAACGGTACCCAGGTTTCTGAGCCAACCGGCCTGAACTCAAGATCGAATTCAACGCGGTGGTCGTCAACCTGTCCCTCATTGTCGTTGTATTTATATAACGTGCCGGCAAGTTCAACCGTAATGCCTGTGCAGTCTGTTGACGTTAGCCGGGTTTCCGCAACCGGGCCGGGCATCGACACACCAACCGACAATTCATCAACGTTGGTCGGAAATAATGTCAGCACGCCGTCCTGTCCGGACTCCTGTAATTCATAGGCGCGATAATTTTCGAGCGGCGTATTGCCGATCTTGAAATCGGATAATGTGATGTCCGTTAAACCAAAATTGAACACCTGGTACAGCGACTGATCGGACGCCAGGACCGTCACCACGCCGCCCCACAAGGTGCTGTTAATGTTCCATATTTTGGTATAGGGCTGAGCCCCAAGGTCCGGCACCACCCTGTGCGTGCCGAAAACAATCGGCAGGGGTTGGCCTGGTCGCGCACGATTGCGCCCGCCTGCAATTGAATACGTTGGGCTGTCTTTTGCCAGCGTGTCGGACTGATTGGATAAATCGTCAATGCCTGAGTACGTCAGCTCATTGATTATGTATTGCGACGCAACCAGAAAAACGGCGGTGCCCAAGGGGCCAATTAACGGAGTGAGATAGGGCGCGACAGCCAGCACAACAATAGACAAGACCGTGGCAACCGGATTGGATTCTCCATCACCCCCACCCCCCTGCAGCGCGGCGCGTACTGTTAGCATGTCGCCGGGTTGAATATGCGTTTCCGCCTGCTCGGCCACGTCCAGCAAACGGCCGTTCAGGCCGACGTAAAACGGCTGCAGGTCAATGCGCACGCCAATGCGAATAAGATAATCGCGCACCGGTTCGTTCGGCAGCGGCGGTTCGCTGTGCACCTGCCGTCCGGCGGCCACCAGCGGGTGCGCGGCAACCACCGCATGCACAGTGTTGCTCGGTTCCGGCAGTCGCATTACCGCCGCCACCGGTAAAACCCCTCCACGCTCAAGTTCAGCCGCTTCAGTTCGCGCAGCCGGTGCAGTTGCACCTGCGCGGCATTTTTCAGGCTGTGCAGCACATAGCCGTGTTGCGCGCCGCCTAAATCACAAAACACACCGACATGGCTCAGCCGCCCGCGGCACCGCATCAGCACCAGGTCGCCGTCGCGCGGTGTGCGTACCGGTTCGGCAAAATCGTCCAGCAGCGCCTCCATCAGCGCGCACTGCGTGCCCAGGTTGTGTGGGTTGTCCGGCAGGCGGGGTTCGCCGCCGAATTGCTCGCGCCACACCTTCTCTGCCAGCTCGGCGCAATTTGTTTCCGCGTACGGCAGACCGATATATGAGGATGACCAGTGCGTCACGGCGGCATCCATTAAAACAACCCCGGCGCGGTTTGCAGGTTATAGGTTACGGATACCGCAGGCATGTTCAGTATTTCGTCGAACGATAAATCGGCGGAAACCACCAGGCTGGTGGCAGAGACGCGGCTCAGGTTCATCGTCACTTCGAACTGTACGGTGTTCGGATCGGACCGCATCACCTGCAGCAGACGCGCCGTTGCCCCGCGCCCGCCACCGCTGAGTTCGATCCACTGCATTAATTCCTTGCCGACGTTGTCGATAGACAGGTTCGCCCGCGTGGCGGTGTTGGACAAATCGTCCGGCGGCGTGAGTTCAAACCCGCAGGCGACAAACAGGTCGCCGTTATGCGTCAGGTCCTGGTTGTCGCGCACCACCCGCGCCGGTTGAGCCAGGTCCGGGTGGTCGATTTCCAGCAGCCACAGCGGCCACTCACTGGCCTGCACGGAATGCAGCTGGCGTTTGGCGGCATCGGTGTAAGAATCGCGGCTCATTCCAGCCACTCCACGGTATAGGCCACCTCGTATTCAACCGGTGAATCGTCGGCAATGCGCACCTGCGTGTCGGTGTATTTGCCGTCCACCATGAGCACCTGCCGTTCGGTGCCGTCCAGATCTATCCAGGGGTAATACGTCGCGCCGCGGTTAATCTCGGTTTTGTGCCAGTTCTTGAAAGCGTCGTATTCATCACCCGTCATGCGGTAAACAAGGTCCCTGCGATTGTTCTGCAACGACTTGATTTTCGCCTGCTTCACCGGACCGCTTTCCATGTTTGTGCGCAACAGCGCGCTGTCCATGCTCAATGGCGCGGGGAGTAACAGGCGGGCGGTGGTTGGGAATGCCATCGCTACCCCGATTTGCGTTGCAGGTTAAAGGTGCGCGACAAGGTCGTCGCCACCTGTCCGTTGCGGCCGATATCGTCTGTCACCACGGAAACAATAAACTGCCGGCCGTCAAACCGGCTTTGCACATCCGTTGCCTGCTGCGGTGTGCCTTTGTTGTTGATCTCAACCTTCAACTCACTCGGACCGCCGCCGCCCTGCATCATGCCGGCGTTATAGGCCCGGGTTTGTTCCGGGTTCAGCACGCGTTCGTCGGTGCGTAAAATCGCCGGCAGCTCGTTCTGCGCCAGGCCGGGGAACCCGGTGTGAAAGCGTGGCGCGCCGGCAAACAGACTGGCCGGCACGCTGGCGCGGCCGGTCAGATTCGAAGCCATGCCGCCGGTGTGGCCTGTCGCCACTGTGGTTCCACCACCCGAACTGCTGGCTGAAAATAACCCGCCGTACCAGTTCACCAGGTTATCGACAAATGCTTTTTGCAGTGCGATGCGCAGCAAATCACGAATAATCGAATCGGCCAGGTCTTTGAAATTGGCCTTGCCGGTGGTCACGGCATCGACAATCGTGTCGGTAAACTCATCGCCCCAGCCGCGAATCGCCGCTTCCATATCTTTGAAGGAATCGTCAGCCTTTTTGGCCAGGTCTTCGAATTCCTGCTTGGCTTTTTTCAATGATTCGGTCAGTTGCGCGGTGGATAGGTTGCCGTGTTCGTACAGGTCCCACAGCTCGCGCACCTGCTCAATATATTTTTCCGTCGGCGTTTTCAGGCTTTCGATAATCTCCTTGGCCCGCTCAGTGCGCGCATTCCATTCCTCGGCGGCTTCGCTGGCCTGCAATGCAGCCTGAGCCTGATTCAGCTGTTCCTGTGTGGCTCCTTTCATCGCCAGTTCATACAACACCAGCTGCGATCGCGTCGCTTCGTATTGCACCGCCTCGGCCTGCAGAGACTCGATTGTTTTTTTGATTTCTTCTTGCGCTTTGATTTGTTCAGGGGTTAGCGCGTCCTCACCGCCGCCGGATTTTGGCGGTTTATTCAGTTCGGCAATCCGCGCAACTAATTCCAGTCTTTGTTTGTCGAGTGCATCAGCTTCGGACAGCAATCTCGCGTAGTCTGTCCGGCCACGGTTACGTCCGCTGCCGCTGTTTACGCGCCGTTCCGCCTCGGGAATGGCATTAATCAACTCATTAACAGCAGACAGCCGCTTTTCTACGTCGTCCAGTGCCTGGTTGACTTCATTCACATCGCTGGACGAGGCCAGCGCAGCCTGCAACTCCTCGCGTAAGGCGCGGATATCCGCCTGTATGCCGCTGCCGCGGCCACGGCTGCGTTGTGCCCGGGTCAGGCTGTTATATTTTTCCTGCAGGCGATCCAGATCGGCGGTAATTTCTTTTACCGTGCGCGGCAACGGCGCCAGGTTGTCGCTGATCTTGTCCAGCGCCTCAGCCAAAGATGTGGTTAATCCAATAGACTTGTCTATATCGGAAAGGGCTGACGCAAACGCATTACTAAAGCGCGTGCCGGCGCGGCTCAACCGGTTTGGAATGTCCTGAAATTGTTTGTCGATATCGTCGGTTTGTTTCAGGATGGCGCCGAACGCATCCTTGCTCGCCAGCTTGCCCTGAATCACCAGCTGGCGCATTTGCCCAACGGTCAGCCCCAGGCCTTTGGCGATGCGGTTGGCAATCTCCGGCGTGTTTTCAATCACCGAGTTCAGTTCCTCGGCGCGGAAAACGTTGGAACTGAACGCCTGACTCAACTGCAGCAGGCCATTATTCAACTGCTCGCGTGTAGACCCGCCGATCACACCCAGCTGGTTCACTGCATTGGTTACCGCCAGTACCTGTTCCTGTGTTGCTTTTAACTCAGGCGCCGATCGCGCAATGCGCTGAAACAGATCGACATTCGCTTCCAGCGCCGTACCGTTGCGCTGGCTGATGGCAAACAGCTCGCGCGATACGGTGTTGTAATCGCCGAACTCGCGCGTGGCGGTGCGAATGCGGTCTTGCAGGGTGTTGAAGTTATCTGCCGTCTTGGCCAGATCGGCAGCCATGTGCAGACTGATAAACGCCAGCCCGGCAACCGCTAATTTTTTGAGTCCACCGGCCAGCGCACCGGTCCCTTTTGTCGATTTGTCCAGCTCGCCGCGCAGTGCGCCGAATTCCTTGCGCGCCTGCGCCAGGTCGGCCTTAACCCGAATCAGAAATTCTTTGTCGTTACTTCCCAGCGGCATCGATGCGTTTTCCGGTCAAAATCAAACTCAAGTCACTCATCAGGGCCAGGCGTTGTTCCGCCTCGCGTTCCAGGCAGCTGCGATACAGCAGCGCAATCTGCCGGCGGGTAAACCGGCGCCAGTCACCCAGGCCGTGCGTGCTCAGTGTGATCGCGGCTTGCGCGAGACTACCCCGGTCACCTTGTTGATCTGCAGCGCCATCATCCTGTCTAAAAAAAAATGGCGGTTCACCGACCAGAACGTCATAAACAACGCCGCGCCTTCGCGACCGCGCACCCTATACACCCAGCCCACCGGCTTGTCGCAGGCCGCCGCCAGCAGTTCGCAGAATGTCGCTTCGTGCTCGGCAAACACCTGTTCCAGCTGCTGCTGGGTAATGTCTTCATCACCGTCGAACGAGGCTTTGCGCAGCGCTTCGAGAATCGGCCCTGACTTACCGGCCAGTCGCAGTTCCTGCATCAGCGTGAATTCGCGCACGGTCACGCTTTCACCGTTTACCGTCACCACCTGGTCGGGCAGTAACACATCGGCTTCATCCACCGCCGGCGGCCTGGCCTTTTTTTCGGCTTTGCCTGTGCTGTGCATGTCACGCCTCGATCGGTGCAGGTTTTTCGGTGGTGCGCTTGCCTGTTCCGGCCGCTTCGATCATCTGGATCTGCTCCTCGGTCAGGCCTTCAACGATGGCATTCTCGGGATAAATAATGCCGCGATGCGTATGCTCGCGGCCCGGATTGATCCTTACGTTGCCAAGTTTGATGTCACTCTTTTTCATGCTTACCTCAGTGATAAAAGTGATTTAATAGCTGAATGAACTCAGTCGTTCACCAGCCAGCTAAACAGCTGATCACCCGCGGTGCGAGTGGTATCCAGTTCAATCTCACCGGTGATCGGACTTTCGATGCTGCCATCGCTGATCAAGTCGAATGCACCAGGTGACAATTTCACTTTGTACATGGTGCAGCGCACACGCTTGTCATCGTCTGCCGTGTTCTTGCCGACAAACATAACGGATCGCGCGACGTTATCCGGATTGGCAGAGACCAGCTTTTGCCCGGTGTGGGTGTAGTTGAGAAGAATTGGTGTGTCATCAGCGATGGCGCCGCCGACCACGATTTCAATCAAGCCTTCCTCGGCATGCACGATATAATCGTCGGTCACGTCGTAGGTCGTTCCGGCCGGATCACTGGTAACGGAAACGGCGCTGATATCCTGCTTGACGCAGGCAATCATCAAACCCTGCTGAGCAATGTGTGGTTCACTTGTTACGCTTGCAGCGGCATATGTCACAGCACTACCCTGCAGGGAGGTTTCAAGATGCTGCGCACGAATCGAGCGCATCCCCATGCTCAGGTTATAGGCTGTTTTGGTCGGCCAACTTGCGGCAACCGCATCGGCTCCGGTTTCTGTTTCCAGCGTCTGGCCACGCTGAATATCCGGCGTTAGGGATGCGCTGCCGATCTGGCCGATAAATTTCCAGCCTATTGGCAACGCTGGACTTGAGGTATCGCGCAATGAAATAAACATGCGGCCCCGTCCTCGGAATAGTTTGCTGACAAAATCTTCGCTCATTACCTTGTCCTCGCTTGATTAATCGAAATTGTCTTTCGGCGGCACGGCATCGAACGTGCACACCACCCAGCCGAGCGGAAAACTCTGTTGCCGTGAAACCACCGAACTTACCGGCTCGAACGCCATGCCCGTCAACCCCGCTCTCCAAAAGGCTTTTATTTCCTCGATCAACGCGCCTTCGGCGGTTTCAAGCTGCTCGGCAGATTGCCCGGCAGGCACGTTCAGGTGCGCAACAATCAAAAACCGGTGGCGGGGGTCGGCTGCCGTTAGGCCATAGTCGTTGCGGTATTCCAGTTCGCCGGACGACATGAGCATAACCACGCCTTTCAGCAGTTCGTCGGGCGTGTGTTGTTTGAATGTGCGGTATTCACCACGCACGATGCGCGTGGACGGTAGCGACGCCTGCAACCCGGCCAGCACGGCGGCCTTGCGCTGGTTGATATCGTCGAGGTAGCTCATGCTGCCTCCAGCGCGCGATCAATCGCGGCGTTCAAACGCCGTTCCGCCGTGGCGCGGTTTTTTTCCAGCGAGGGTTCCATGAACGGTTGCTTTTCCGTTCCGGTATAAAAAATATTCAGCGCAATGCGCCAGGCAATATCGTATTTATCATCACCCGGATATTGTGGTTGCTGGTGTGTTTGCTCTACCCAATCCAGGATATTCTGATACGGCGGGAAATAACCCGGTTCTGTGCCCTGCTCGACGTATTGCGCGTATTCAACACCCGGAGCAACGATGCCTTCCAATGGACCCGCCATAAAGGCGTTGATGCTATTAGTCAGGATGCTGGTCCCACCCTTGGAGGCGAAGTCTTTTGCATCGCGCGCGACGATGTGCACGACGCGGTAAATCTCATCGTGTAATTCTTTTTCCAATAAAACAGGGGCGCGGCGAACCGCTTCCAGAAGCCGGTCGTCATCAACGATGATCTGCAATTGATCCGTCATGCCGCCAGCGCCTCATATTCTTTCAGCCAGGCATCCGCCAGCGCGGCCGGCGTGCCGTTTTTCGGCCCGGTACCGGCATTGGCCCCCAGTTGCACGGGCAGATTGCTCTGGTCGTTGGCGATCTGTTTCAAACAAAACACCAGCGCGCGAATCAGCAGCAGGTGCCGGTCCGCCGTGCGCACGGTGGTGTTGGCGGCATCGTTGCCGATCGTGTGTGCGGCCAGGTAATAAAACGGGTAAGTGCTGCCCAGTGCAGTGATCTGTCCGGCGGTCGGCGCAGGCGACAAATACAGCACCTGCTCGCCGTTGCTTTCAATCTGCCGGGCACGCGGCAACAGTCCGGGCCAGTTGTCGTCCCACGGCTTGCGCTGCTGGCGTTCGATCACGCCCCACTCAGACACCTTGAACAACACGCAATCGTCCGGCAGGGCGTATTCAGCGGTGCCGGCTTCCAGTGTGACCGTACCGCGCAAGGTGCGCGGGCGAACCAGTGCCAGGGCCGCCGCCGCCAATGTCAGGCTGCGGCGAAAGTCGCCCAGGTTGGCGGCGGACAGGCGGTTGGCGGCACTGCCGCACATCGCCTGCAAATCCGTCGCCAGTTCGCCCATGCTCATGGTCATGCGCGCCTACTCGCCGCCTTCGCCCTTGCTGGCATCGACGGCCAGCTGTTCAATGCGCTCGGCGATCATGCCGTATTCGGCGCTGCCTTCTTCATAGCCGGTCAGCAGTTCGTTCAGATCCGGTTCGGTCAGCCCGTCCAGGCCCTTTATAAACTCTGCCTGCTTCGCACGTTCCAGCTGCTCGGTCTGAATCGGCGCTAGCACACCCTTACGGGCCTTGTCACCTTTCGCTTCTTCCAGCTTTTCCAGTTCCTGCAGGTCGTCGTCGGAAAGCGTCGGAATTTCCGCTTCGATGTCCTTAACCGATTTCAGAACCAGCGCGGCAATGCCTTCGGGTTCGGGTGGCTGCTCAGGCTTCGGGGCTGCCACACTTTCAGGCGGACGCGGGACCGTTCCCGCGTCAAAAATGCGTGTGGTGTTCGGCGGAATTAAAAAACCGTGATAGGTTTGCGGAATCGCCGTGTCATTTTTAATGATTACGGGTTCCGGTTTTGGTTTGTTCTGCAACATGGTCATGCCTCACATTTGATTTAAATTGTGCGCGTCCTTGCGCAACGGTTAATCCGTTATGACTTACCGCGCAACGCGTGCAGTCGCGGAGTAGATCACCAGTGAGGTATTGGCCCGCTTCAGCTGGGTGGGCGTGTGGATCACCACAAACTGGTCGCCGTACGCCTCTTTTTTGCCGACAAAACGGCCGTTGGAGTCTTTCTGGCTTTCCAGGTCGCCCATGGTCCACGGCTTCATCATGCGAAAACGTGTATTCCCGCGTTCGCCGATAACTGCCCGCACATCACCCATCCACAAACCGGGGGCGGTTGTTTTGAACGTCGGCACATCTTTAATGCGCCCCAGGTTGCCGTTCATGGCCAGATCGGTACCCGGCTTCACATAATTCGCGCTGAACTGTTTCGCCTGCTCAACCTGCGTTTTATGCGTGCCGCTCATCAGTGCGATATCGGCCATGTGATAGCGGATATCTTCGATTTCGTTTTTGCGCAGACCGAACTGATACAGGTAGCCGTTCCAGTGCAGATCAGTGTCCGTGGAGCCCACATCCGTGTTGAATTTCGCCACGTTGGGTGTGTACGAATAACTGATGGTATAGGCGGTACCATTGGCCGGGGTTTGCACCGCACCTGCCTGATTGACCAGGTAGATTTCACCCAGGTTGTAATCCAGCACATAGTAAATGCCGGCGGACTGTGTGCCGCTGCCGTCATACTCGCTGCGCGCAACGCTGTCGTAGGTGACCGTAATCGGGTTGGTCACACTTCCGATCAGGTTGCCCTGCAGGTCATACCGTGAGCGCGGGTGCACCACAGGCCAGTTGGCAAGCACAAAAATTGTCTTGCTGTCATCAGCCTGTGTTTCCAGGTCTTCATCCGTCACCGCCGTGGCGCCGTATTCATCAGCCGCGTGCAGTATCTCGTTATAGATCAGCTGCTCGATATCTTCTGAAATAATGCGTGACGCATTGCGCTGGTTTTCACTCAGCGAGTCATAGTTGATATGACCGGCTGCGGTCAGGTACCGCAATTCATCGCTCACTTCAAACGACAGTTTTTGCGGAATCGGATAAGCCGTTTCCGATGTTTCGATCACGCCGGCACGCGGAATCGACCCGCCTTCATACACGCGGGTATTGCTCTTGCCGGCCGCGGTGCTGTCGCGATAGCTGTACGGGATCACCATCGACGTGTTAAACGCGGCGGTATCCATATTCACCAGCTGCAAACCGGTTAAACCATACAGGGCTTCACGAATAACCGTGCGTTCCCAACTGGCCGGCACTGCAACGTCCGTCACAATACCGTCACCGCCTGCCAGCATTTTCGCTTCGTGATGCAGTTGCGCAGCATGTTCGCTGTCGTAAAGCGCAAGCACTTTTTCGGCGAACTTCTTGTTGTCCTCATGCAGCTGACCGCCGGTCCGCGCATAACGGCGCGCGTCTGATAAATCAGTCAGGCCCAGCCGCTTATCAACTGTTTCCTGCAACTGCTTGATCTGGTTGCTGTCGTCCACGCTGATATGCGCTGTCCCGGCATGCCCGGGCACCTGGTACCCCAATGCCATCAACTGCGCATCCGCCGCCAGCTTATTGGCTTTGGTAATCTGCAACTCAGCCAGCTTGGTGATCTTGTCGTCCGGCATATCGGCGTCGATAAACTCCGACAGTTCCTTGACCATTTCGCCCTTCACCGCATCGCTAAGGCCTTTGGCCGCGTTAATGGTGTCGGTCAGCAGCTTGACTTTGGCGTCCTTGGTTTCAGCCAGCTTCTTCGCATCGGCCTCTGCTTGCTGCTGCGCATCCGCCAGTTTCTTGGCCACGATATCGTTGATCTGATCTTCCGTCAGCGTCTTCGGCGCGTCGCCGGCGGCGGGCTTCGGCAGGTCGATCTTGATTTCAACAACCTTGTCGCCAATCTGCTCGGCCAGCTTCTTGCCGGTTTCGGTAATCTGGTCGGTCAGTGCCTTGTGCAATTTTTCATCATCGCCCAGGGCATCGGCCTGAGTTTCATAAACGCCGGCCAGTTGCTTTTGCACGGGCTCGGCGAGTGTCAACGCTTTCAGCGCCGCCACAAGAATCGCTAGATATTTCTTTTTCATTACCTGAGTCTCCTCGGTCAGTAATCGGAGCACCTTGCGATCGAGGACAATTACCCGGGATGAGTCAGACATTTCAGTCAGTTGCACGGGGTCCAGATTTTTTACGAACGGGCGGATGGTAAACGCGGCGCCAAACAGTAACGCGCCTTTGCTGTCTTCCGTTTCCGGGTCTTCGTAGTCTTCTGTAAATTCCGCGCTTAAATAGCGGTACCCTTTTTTTGTCGCCAGTTCCACGCCAAACGGCGTGAACGACAATTCAGCGCGCAGCTTGTTGCCTTCAACAAACAGTTTTTTGAAAACCGCTGCAGCGCCGTCGCTCGGGTTGTGGTCCTTGTCCAGAAAAATATCCTGGCCATAGGTCCGCCCGTCGAAATTGGCCACCATTTCATTCAGCATATTGCGTGTGATGGAAAATTTTCCATACACCCGGTGCCGCCAGGTTCCCATCCGGGTGACGGTTGCAGTAACCGTCGTATTGCCTTCGGCCAGGTGCCGCGCATCCACGCGATCACCGCAAAAGAACATGGCATCCACCATGCCCTCGTCCAGTTTAAAAACTATGCTGCGTCGTTTCATCGCCATAAAAAAAGCCGGATAACCCGGTCGCACTCCGGAGGGAATGCACCAGGTCACCCGGCTTATGTCTCGCTCGCCTTAGTTGGTGATGATGAAACTGTAGCAAACTCCGGCGTGCAAAACGTGGCCGGATTAGGACACTTTATTGGCCGCGCTTCAGCAGCTCTTTGATATCAAGTCGAACTTCAGTCATTAATGCTTTTATTTCGTTGATATTTTCTTCGTTCTTGTCTGTCTTCGCCCAGACTTTGGTGAACGTTACCACCCCACTTGTAATGGCTAAAACAAGCGTAATTACCACCGTCAAGCTAACGGTGGGTGTATGCAGCCGACTGGCCACACCCTGATCTGTGGAGCGCCTACGTTGATTCATTAGCGACCCCCAGCTTTGCAGTTTTTTCTTTCGACCCGGCACTGGATCCAAACCAGAACGACATAATCCTGGGGATTTCTCCAGTGAAAATTCCAAGTAAAGTTGATGCCAGCACTAAAATCTGCGGATTGATCGACGCATCGCCATACAATGACTGAAACACAAACGATAGCACCACAAAATAACCCAGTATAAAAACAACGCTGAGAATGATCTGTGGCCACATATTCACTTTTGCCATATCACGGGCATTTTTCCTGTCGTCGACTTCATGCGCAAAAATATCGACGTCCAGTTCTTTCATTTTTGCATCAAACGTCCGCTCTGCCTCTTTGAGTTTCAGGACCATTTCCGGGTCACCCAAGGCGCTGCGCACTATTTTTTCCAGCGATGATGCGTTTTTGGGCGGTGTCTCCCCCATGGCATCCGCAATCATCTTTCCTGCAATGCCGCCAAACGGTCCGCCAACGGCCGCTCCAAGAGTCGGGGCAACAGCTTTTAATAGAGACTTGAAATTCATCGCTTCACGGCCTCCATTGTCTGAATTCAACTTCAGTCACGTTGTTGTCGCGGATGTACGTCAGAACTTGTTCAGTCGCAACAAGCGACGACGTGACCATCATTTCGTTATTGACGATCACATGTGACAAACCAAAACCACAACAACCCATCACGTTGCGTGGATAATTCGCGACGTGGCCGAACAGGCACACCGACCGGGCAATGCCAGGTTTTTCATAATGCGCTACGCCTAGCGATTCATTAACAAGCGCCCAGGTGCCAGTCCAGCCCCGAGGCAGCGACACACCTGTCGGGCTGTGCCATGCCAGCTGATACACACCCTCAGGCACACACGATACACGCGGTTGATTGTTCAGCCATGGCCGCTCGATCGTCCACCAGTCAAAACCGACCAGCTTCCCTGGGGTGCCAAACGGGTTATAAAAACGATCGATAACAAGTCGTTCCATACGGGCAATACTAGCAATCCAGCGCGTGCAAAGTGTGGCCGGATTAGGTCACTTTCAGCATTACCGGCACTTTAATCCACCGCTTGCACTTGCATTTCGCCAGGCCGTTTATCGGGTCCACCAGGCGCGAACGGATCACCTCGCCGGTAAAGATCGTATGCCGGCAATACGGGCAGCGAATCGGCTCAGGCGCCGGCGCTTTTAGTTTGGCGACGGCAGTCATTGCGTTAGCGCCTCAACGTCGATGCCCTGTTGTTCATAACGTTGTCGCAATATACGCCACGGCGTGGCGATATGGTTTTCACGCAAAACGCCGGCGCGCAGCGCGTTGCCTTTGGCATCGCTGCCGAGTATCGCGTTTTGCTTGTCCTGCGGTTGTTTGCCGATGTAATCCAGCCGGCTTTCCTTGCCGGCCCGGTCTTCGTCGGTGATGTCATCGCCGAACACGATTTCCGTATAACTCAACGTATTCGGATGCGCCGGCCACGGGCAGCGGTCGCGATCGGGATACACCCCGGGCCCCAGCCCGTACAGGTTCGCATTCGCATGCATATCGCAAATATCCACCGCGGGGTGGCGCGGAGAAAGCAAAAATCGCCAGCCAACGAAGTCTGGCACGTCTTCGCCACCCATCATGTACGCCTCACCGTGCGCGCGGTTCAGTTCGGTGCGAAACACGCGCATCGCATTCGCGCGCGGGTTGTTTTCGCCGTGCAGTAAGGCATCGCCGGCCAGCCGCCCGGCCCGCACCGCGTTTGCCTGGTCGGCCTGCAGTTTAAGTCCGGCTGGTACCGGTTCGCCGCGGCTTAGAAAATCATTCACCGCCTGGCTGGCGCTATGGCCCTGAATCACCGCCTGTTCAACTGCGCTGCCGACCAGTTGCCGCGCACCGGAATCCACGCGCCACAGCCGCGCGGACAAATTCAGTCCGTCATCGCCGACATAGTTGCGCACGAAATTCACCGCCTGCTGCGGCACGTTCACAATCACCTGCGGCGCGATATCAGTCCAGGGCTGCACGGCAATCTGCGCCGCCTCGATCAGCTGCCCGTCCAGCAGGGTGTTACGCGTACCCGCCAACCGGTCGATAATCGCGTCCGTCTGCCGTTTCAGGTCCGTCAACACCTGCAAGCGCAGGTTGCCATCCTCGCCGGCATACCCGGCAATCGCCTGCTGCAGCTCGATCGACGCCCGCCGGTATACCTCATCCAGTTGCTTCAACGCCCGCGCATCCAGCCTGTTCGCCTCACGCCGCGCCCGCGCGCTCGCGCGCCGCACCGCTGCCTTCTGCCGGGCGGCATCGCGTATGCGCAGTTGAGTGGCGGGGGTGGACATTAACAGCTTCTAAAAAAACCGTCCGTCAACCATCCGTGCCATCCAATTGAATTACTGCAATTTGCCCTCGGCACGGCATGAATTGACGGCTTAAGCGTCGGCTTATCTAAATCACCATTCCAATCCCATGTAGACCCTTCGCGTTCAGAACCCCCGCCACGTATTGAACATGTTCCGACTATATCTCCAGGCAACTTGTGAATAAATTCAGACGGCACATTATTCGATTTATCGAATATCCAGTAGAAAGCACCTGGCGTTCCATCATAAACCTCACGCATTGAATGCACTCTGTACCCATGTACAGAATCAATATTGTATTTTGCATGCGACATTACGTTTCCACACATTCCACGTAGCTAATTACTGGTCCGCGTCGTGATATCCGTCGCGCTCTCCCCTTTCCGCCGGTTGCCGGGCGTGATGCTCACATTCCCCGGACCGCTCGCGCTTTCTTCCGGAAGGTCATTGCTCGGATAGGGGTCCGTGCTGTTTTGCTGAACCTTGCGCCGCGCCAGTTCGCGGTCTGGATCCAGTCCGGCTGTTTCAAACACAGTGCGATCGCTCGCACCGATCGCCTTATGCTTCAGGCTCAGGTCAGCCCGCTGGTTCGGCGTGTCGGTGCGCCGCTCGGCGAACTGAATGCTGAATTCATAAGCATCCGGATTGATTCCATTCAGCAGCAGTTCCAACCGAAAACCAGCTTCATATACATCGCTTACAGTGTCCTGCATGGCATCGAGTTCGTCGAAATAATCCTTTTTCAAATCCTCCAGCACATCGCGCGGCAATTCGCCGGCATAACCGAATAACCCTTTTGGAGCAGGACCACCGGCGAAAAACGTATCCAGCAAATAGTTCACATCGGCAATCTGGTCCAGGTTGGCATCACCTTGCACAGCCGTGACCGATCCTTTTTTGTTCATATAATAATTGGTTGTAATCTCTTTCTGGTCGTCTTCAACTTTTTGCTGGTATGCCTCCAATTCAGGGCCAGTTGCGCCCTCAAGCGAATGTGCGGTGCGCAGCGGTGCCCGCTCACGCCGACGCACCACCAGGTCTTCCTCGGTCATGCCCAGCTTTCTCCACACCGCGCGCGTAGCGTCAAGATAGGGCCGCCCCATCGCACCCTTGTCATCATAATTATCCGGTGTCAGTCGCCCCAGCGTCATCTGCCACAATGCAAACTCGGCCAGTTTGGTTCCCGTCGCGATGTCATGCTGCAGATAAGCCGCCATTGCCGACTTGAACAGGCCGTTTGCATCCACGTTCGGCAAGATGGTTTCGCTTGGCATGCGCACCCCGCGCACCACGGCCATTCTGTCTGTATTCAATACCCACTGCATCGGTAAATTGCCTTCCATCACCATCCCGCGCATATCGCTTTCCAGTTTTTCTTTTTTGTTTAATTCCAGCCGTTTTTCGTACCCATTCCATCTGGACAGGACAACCTTATCCTCCGTCTCCAGTCGCAACCCGCCCTTTGTCGCGGCGCGCGCCATGCGGGTATGAATTTTCTTCACACGCCCGTCCAGCCGGTCCATGTTGCGAATGTCGAGAATTGCCTGCCGCACGTCGGGGTCTACCCACATAATGCGGAACAGGTATTTCATCCGGTTTTCCGGAGTCGGCCGGTAGCCGCGCTCGTTGGTCTGCGCGGCGTTCGCGCCAGACTCCAGCCCCTGCCCTGCCACCGGCGCCGGCGCCGCTACATCCGCCCCGCCGAACCAGTTCATGGGATTTAAAATGCCGCCGATTCGTTTCGCCATCGTCTTATCCTCACGCGGCGTTCTGCCGCTCCAGTAATTTCTCGCGTGTTGTCTTGCCCAGCAAAATAGCCGTTTGAATGGTTTCCCCGCGCATGGTCAGCGACCATACGGCGGCCATCAGCGCATCGAAGCCGTCATCGCCGATTTTGCCGTTCACCATTTTGTAACTGGCATAGCCGGCCTTGGTCACGTCCGCGCGAATGTTGATCACCTGCCGCGCCAGCATGCGCAACTCGGCCAGTTCAGCATCCGGGGCCATGTCCTGGTCGTCGAAATACGGCATCACCATGCGCTCATCATGAAACAGTGAGCGAACCAGCGTGGCCATGGAATGTTTGGTCATGCCTTCAAAGCGCATCGGCGAAAAAGCCCATTCCGACCAGGTGCTGGCCGTGCTCTGCCCGTCGCCGATCGTTAGCCGGTTAATCGTCGTCAGCCCTTCGTTGAACAGTTCTTCGTTCAGCGTCGTCAACATACCGATACCGTACGCATCGCCGATGGCGCCGTCCGGATTGAAATAGCGCCAGTAACTTTTCAGGTCGCGCTTGATCACGCCTTCGTCGGTACCGGGTGGCCAGAATTTAACGAACCGCAAAGCCGTCCAGACGTCAACCTGCTCCAGCACCACCAGGCATGATTTGGACGATTCCGGCTGTTCCCCGTGCCCGAGGTGGTCATAACCGAACGAGATACGCCCGCGCTTGCGATACTGGCCGCCGGGCATCGGCTGCACGATTTGAAAATTCACCATCAGCCCCTTCTGCAGGGCTTTTCGCAAATACAGTTCCCACACCAGGTTGCGTGATGATGTATTAATGCAATAAAGCTGCCGGATAACCTCGTCCTCGGACATTTCGTCGGCCAATTTCGTCAAAAACGGGCCTTGCACCAATTCAAGATCAATCGCATTGGGCATGTTCGCGATCGGCAACGGGTAGTTGTAACTTTCAAGTTCAACCGCATCACGCGGCACCTTGCCGCGGTCGATCAGCTTTTGAATGGCCGTCCGCGCCGCGGCGCCATGCAATGCGCCGATGACCGTATACCCGCCGGTATTCAGCAAATCGGTCAACGCATCCGCGCCCTTGAACACGCCGGTAATGCGCACCTGTGGTTTGTTCAGGCTCGTTTTGCTGGCGCCAAGTTTCCGGGCGGCGCCCAACGTCAGCAGGAAGTTGTTTTTCAGACGCTCGGCGGGCATGTCGTCATATTCTTCCAGCGACATCGCGGTCATGTCGGAGCCGTCAATCTGGCTCATCACGCCGTGGGCTTCGGCTTTGGATCGGTTTGCAAACTGGTATTTAGTGTCGGACAGCGCGCGGCGGCCGGACACGTAGTCGATATAGGCCTTCAATATCGGCGATCGCAACCGGATTGCTTCAGTGTGGTAACGCAGATTGGTTTGCGACTGCGCCAGTCGAGGCGCCACAATGCCCAATTCCTGGTCAGCATTGCAGGCCAGGAATTCAAGAAAATACAGTTCCTTGGCAACTGTTTTGCCGGTTCGTCGGCAGGAATAATCTATGGTATAAAGCTCGCGGTCCATCTGGTCCATTTTCAGAACCTGCACCGCATCCAGCTCGGTGTTATGCACATGTTTATGCCAGAGCGCATGATTCCCTTTGTATTTCAGTATCTCGCGCTCGGCTACGCTATGCGCCTTCATGCGGTCAGCGGCAGAAATGCGCTGGCTACTCATCCCTCAGCACCTCGGCATCGATGATATTGCCGGCAGGAAGCGTGTTGCCCTGAATAAGCTCTAACAACTTCGCATTCTGCGAAAGATGTTTCTGTTGCAGATCCAGCCGCTTTTCCCGGTCGTCTTTTTCATCTTCGATATAGCCCTGAATCAAATCCTGCTCATCCTGCACCTTCGGCGTCATGCCCATGTCGGCCAGGGTGAGATTGTTTTTCTGTACAAACTCAATCAGCCAGCGCAACAGCGGGTGTGCTTTGATTTCCAGTACCGGGTGTCGCTTGCCTTCGCTGTCTACATACTCCGCAATGTGGCAAATCCCGTCCTTGTCGTAATACCACTGCAATTCCCGAATGCGCGGGCCACCATCCGCCGCGATCGCCAGAAAAATATCATCCACCATGGCATGCAGCTTTGCCTGCGTATTCGCGCGCAGGTCCGATAGCAATTTCGGGTCCTGTAATTCGAACGCAATATGGTGCCGCATGTACAACTCGGTTCTCTGCAGACACGCCGGCGGGTTTTCGTGCCACTCCGGCGGGTCTTCCATGCATTCCTTGTTGTGGTACTGGCAGCCTTTGCAGTGCGGATACTTCCCCGGACGGGCTGGAAAGCAACTGATCACATCGGCATTAAAGCCGTGCTTCAGCGCATTCATGCGCGTAATTTTGGCTTCCTCTGGCGTCGGGTGCCCCTCCAGGTTCTTCGCGCTGGCCGCCTTGCCCTCCGGCGTCCGCGGCCCGGTTGCATTCGCCCAGGCTTTTAGCAGCCCGCGCTGCGAGGGTGTCTGATCAGCAATGCCGTCACAACCAGGTGCGACGCAATCGTGGGTATACAGGAAGGGGTGCCAGTCATCAGTGGGGTAATCTTCAATCCCGTCAGGATCCGGCGCAGCCGTAAACTTATGCCCGCACTTATTACAGCGGAAATCGACAGAATCAAGCGGCTCCAGGCGTGGCTTACCCATGGCGCCAGCCTACAGAAAAATAGCGTGCAAAACGTGGCCGGATCATGTCACGCCGCCTTCCTGGCCCAGTCCGGCAACTGCAAAATCAAGCACTTAAGGCGGTTCTTGCTAAGCGTATCTGGTGGGCCGTGCTGGACATCAGGAGAACCGCCACCCCCACCAAGTAGCGCGGCTGCATTGTACTGAATTCGCACCTCGTCATCCAATACCGTGACGCCAGAAATAAACGTCTTCAAGAAAGCTCTTATTTTCCTCACACTGGAACTGGCGAATTCCTTCATCACCATTTTTCGCAATGCGTCCGGGTTCAGTTTCTGCACGTCAATAGCCGGAGGAAGTTCCGCATCGATTCGTTTCAGCTGGTCTTCCAATGCTCCGAGTGCGTGCCTGTGCGATCTCAGGCGAGGTGTTAAATCCAAAATATTCGGAGTTCCTGCGCCAGTTTCTTCCAAAATTGCATAAAGATTATTGATTTTGTGTTCTATTGCTGATATCTGGCGCAAAACAATATTCCGTCTGCGAGTGTTGTCAGAAACCCATGCAGCTGCAGCCTCTTCGACTTCCTGGATGAACCCGTCCAGTGTTCTTTCAGTGATCAACTGATCGCATATACTGTTTAGAAGCCAATGGTCGAAATCTTTGGCGGCGATGCGCCTTGGCGCATGTAGCTTCCTTTCAGCTGCAGCACGGCAATTGTAATACCAATAACGTCGATTTCTTCCGCTTGCACTCTCAGTCTGCATAGACGAACCGCAACTGCACATCATTAGTCCAGTAAAAAGGAAACGACTCGTCGCACGGCTGGTATCTGTATTAGCCCTGTCGACCTGCAGTGCAGCATGAGCCTGGTGCCATAGTTCTTGCGAAATAATCGGCTCATGGCTTTTTATTATGATGCATTCATCCAACGGCTTCCGCTTGCCGGTTGTTGTCTCTCTTTTCCCATAGGCAACCTCGCCAATCATCGCGCGATGGTTAAGAATGTAGCTTATCGTAGATTTACACCATGGACGGCCACGGTTCAGCAGCCCTTTTTCGTTTAACATTGTTGCAATTGATCTACAGCCCAAGTGATCGGATGTTTTTAGGCGGAAAATCTCTCGCACCACATCGGCTTCCGCCTCATCTGGTACCATTTTTTTCCTGCTGGTGCCATTTCCAGCCGGCACCACACGGTATCCGAAAGGTGGGCGCCCTCCAGTCCAGAAGCCGTCCCTCGCGACCTTCATCATGCTGCGCCGAACGTCGACGCTTACCTTAAGAGCCTGATATTGATTCACAACGTCCAAAATACCGTCCAGAAACCAGCCTCCCAGCGTTCCTGTATCAATATCCATAGCTACATACACTAGTTTCACACCAAATTCACATAACTTTTCTTTATATAGTGCAGCGTGCATTTTATTCCGAGCAAATCGCTCTGGAGACCAGGTAATGAAGTAGTCCGGACGCTTAAGTTCGCAAAACAAAAAAGCTTCTTTAAATGCCGGACGTGCGTCTGTTGTGCCTGAAATTCCGTTATCGACATAGGTGTTTATTACTGATGCTTCCAGCGATTCGGCTTTTTTTAGGCACTGTTCAACTTGACTTTCGAGTGGCAAACCATCCTCTGAATTGCGTGCTTCGCTCACCCGAGCATAGACAACAGCTGTTTTCATATTACTGGGGTCTCCGCAGGCGCCTGATGTAATTCGGACTCAGCTTTTCATGGTTTTCATGCTCAATTATCTTCTGTATTTGGACAGTTGGCATGTTCTTGTCTTCAGCAAGAGATTTTATATATAAATTACGTTGGTGTTTCAGGTACTTTTTGAATCGCGGTAAGCGAAATCGAATCTCTGCCGTATCATCGCCTGATCGCCGGCAGGCAATCTCGTCCAACATCTGCCACATCGCCATGAATTCATCGAACCCAATAATACTCGCGACGGTTAGCCATCGCGAATTCAGACCGTAATTCCGCAAGTCAGCCAAACGCGGGTCATTTGCCGCATCGGCGCGCTCGCGCGAAACCCGATTTTTAAAATCAGTGCAGTTATCCAGGTACCCACCCCCCCCTGGGTCGGCAGGGGTCTGTTCTTGCCGACCCCCCACCCCTTCTGTGTGAGTGGATTCATCATGCATTCCGGTTGTTGAGTTGCGTGTTTTGGGATCAACCATGGCTTGTGCCCCTTGTTACAACTGGACTGTGAATCACTGAGTTGCGCGTTATGGACAGAGTGCGCAACTGGAAAGTTATAAGCGCCTGCAACAGTTTGCCCGTTCTGTAGGACAGTTCTTGTAGGATGCGTGGGGATTGCTGGGAAGCCGGTTCAGTGCTTGGGCAGGCCGAGACAATAGGAGTTATAAGCACCTGCGAGGCGCGCGAACGTGCGTGCGTGGTCTGTGTCATAGTGCCGGCACCTCTTTCAGTAGATCAGAGACTGGTGTCTTGATCTTGGACAGCGGATTAGCTTTGTCGACTACCTGTGTCAGCTTACGCATTGCCAGCTGTGTATATACGGCTGTGCTCTTGGGATCCGCATGCCCCAGCAGCAGCTGGCGCACCAGCAGGTCGGTATCTGACTCGGCCAGCTCGGTGCCATACAAGTGACGGAAAGCATGCGGGTGCAACTGGTCTTCGGGTATGCCCTGCTGCTTGCCATACTTCTTGATCATGTCGTCGATCGAGCGAGGGCTGATGCGCCGGCGCTCACCGTGGTATTCATGCTCTGGCACATTCCGGTTGCGCAGGCTCACAAACAGCACCTGGTCGCCATCCGGCAGGGTTCTATCTATTTCCTTAAGATCAGGATGGTTCAGATACGCCCTCAGCAGTAACCGGGCATCATGTGGCAGCGGGACCAGCCTTTCCTTATTGCCTTTATCGCGCAGCCTGACATACAGCCTGGGCCGTCCGCCGTCGTGATCGGAAATCAGATCGGACTGATTCATCCTGCACAGGGCTGAAATACGGGCCGTTGATCCGATCAACATTGCTAAAATGGCCACATCACGCACGCCGATGAAGGTGTCCATATCCGGCGCCTGCAGCAGCAGTTCGGCTGTCCTGAGACTGGCAGCGCGCGGTAACGGGTTGCCGGCCTTTGGGTACGGCAGGTATTCGGCCGGGTTTTTCTGCACGATGTGCTGGCGATCGAGCCAGGCATAAAAGCCACGTAACGCAGCAACAATCGAGTGGCGGCTGCGAGGGCTCATGCCTTGTTTGTATGCCTCAGGTCCGGCAAACAATTCCAGGTGATCGATGGTCACCTGGTCGAACGGCACCGCCGGCGACTGCTGGTCCAGGTATTCGAAAAACCGCAGGACATACTGTCTGTATTTGTTCACTGTGCGTATGGATCGGCCCTGGTTATGTTCCTTCCAGAGCAACCATGCATCGACTGTTTTAACCCGGTTCATCGTCAAAATTTACATCCCACAGGCATTTTCAAAAAAACGCGCGCCGGACACGCGCCAGCAAGCTAAGTGATTGAAAAATAAGGAAACAGGTGGCGCGTGTTGGCGCGTGTTTGAAAAAAAACACGCGCCGGCGAGAATCGTTCTTATTTGTAACACGCGCCGGCCTGTTTTCATCCTTACCGCTTCTTTTTTCTTTTTTTTCAATAATTTAAAGAAAGAAAGAGAAAGAGACGCGAGAAGTGCGAAAAGGCCAACACGCGCATATATAAGGTATACACGCGCCAATATTGACGAAACACGCGCCGCCAGAGACCAAACACGCCAGCAAAACTGCTCCACGATCAATAACTTAGGTGCTGTGGCGCGGCTATGGCGCGTGTTTTTGCGTGTGTCTGTGGCGGCGAAAAAATGAAAAAGGGCTAAATTCGCCTTATTTGGGCAAAAAGTACGTGGTTGCCGCAGAGTTTGGCCCGCAGGGTTCAACAGGGGGGTCAGGGGGGAATTACTCATCGGTCAGATGCTCCAGTTCATCATCTTCGGGCCAGCTCACATGCAGCGCATACCGGCCTAACCTATCCAGGTTCAGTGCCATCATGTGGCATTCCCGGTTGCCCTTTACCCTTACGTCGACACGGTCCTTGCACACGACCTCAGCGTCGATCAGCAGCTTTTTCAGCGCCCGGTCGCTCTTGATCGGCATATCATCGTACAGGGCCCGCAGCGTCATCGACGTGCTCAGGTGCTGGATAATATGCGTGCAGCGAATAATCAGCACAGGCGTGCTGTAATCAGGCGTGTTGTACATCATTATTTTGTAGGGGAACCGGTAGTTGCCGCTGCTGATTTCGCCGAATATGGTTTGCAGTATCCACACCCACGGCTGGCGGTCCGCCTCGGTTTCCTCCACATGGGTATTCATTTCAGTAATGCACTGGGCTATAAACGGCAGCTGGTCTTTCGGCAAGCCCGAAAACTCCTCCAGCAGGCGCCAGGCCGTCATCAGCGCGGCGTAATTCTCCACAATGCGCGATGCCCCGGTGTCGCTTTTCGTTTTCAGGTTGGCGCGGCAATTCTTGCGGGCGTAGTCCAGGGCGTCGGCAAACAGCGTGGCCACACGCTCGCGCGACAGTCCGGTTAAGAACTTCAGCCAGTCCAGCACCGGGAAGCGCGGCAGCGTTGCCGGCACCAGGTCGCCTTTTTTGTCCACGATATCGCTGCGCACCGTTTTACCGATCAGCGAGTCAACCGGCACGTCCTCGCCGGCGATCAACACCGGCGCGCAAACCAGGTAATTCACCACCGGCTTGCCGCGTGGGTTCATGGTGGCGTTGTAGCTTTCCTGCAGCAGCTTAACCGCCTGGCTGATCACCAGCTTGCTGCGCGTGCTCAGCTCCTCCCACATAATCGGGTGCACGCTGTGCGACACAGCCGTCAGCAGGCGCCATTCCGTGTTCAGCGCCTGGCCGCCGCGAATATCCATCGCAAAGCTGTTCGCCAGTGAATTCAGCAGCGTGGTTTTGCCGCTGGCCTTTTTCGCCTGCAACACCAGGTGCGGCCAGAACCGCAGCCAGGCTTTCAGGTGCGCACCCATGGCCCAGGCCACGATCGTCAGCGCCGCACAATCCTTCATAGTGGCGTGGTAGGCCAGCAATACCCGCCTGGCATCGTCGCGCGGGCCGGTAGGGAACTTCAGAAAGCTGTAGGGGCACTGGCTGTGCGGGTCGTCGAAATAACAGTCCGGTCCTTCATTGATCACCGGCTTGCCTTCCTGCCAGCTGATGCCGACGATATTCGTCGTTACCCGTTCGCCGATGCTGCTGGTGCGCTTTAAAATCGCCACCAGCCGCATGAATGCGCTCTTGTTGTAGATGTAGCCGAAGTCGTCCCACTTATCGATTTTGTGCAGCTTGCCCTCGTCGAACACGTGCCGCTGCAGGGTTTTCTCGCCCGGCACCTGCGCCGTGACCACCGTTTTTTTCTGTGGCGCCGAGTCCTCACCGCCGAATAGCGCGGCGTTGGCGCTGGTTACGGTGATTCGGCTCATGCCGGCAATGCGGAAGTCGCACAGGTCGCTCGCCTCCTCCAGCTCCCCGCCGTCTTCGTTCTGCTTGATCTTGATCAGCGTCGTGAAATCTTCCTTGCAGCGGTACTTCCAGTACTGCGCCAGATCGTGCGCCGGCAGAAACACGCGTGACCGGCCCGGGTAGTGCCGTTTGCCACCGATCATGCCGGCAATCGGGCACTGCTCCAGCTTCTGCAGCATCACCGCGGTTTCAATCGGCCCCTGTGCGTGCAGCACGTCGTTCACATCGTTCAGCCCCTGCTCATACCACTCCAGCTGGTCCACCAGGTGCGCCGCCACGTTCAGCGACGTCAGGCGTTCGTGCAGCAGCCAGGCCGCCTCCGGGCCAGGGCGGCGGTCATCCTTCTGCGGCTCGTCCGCGTCCATGCAAATCACCACGCGCTTGCCCTGGGCGAAGCGCAAATCCATATCGCCGGCATTGCTCAATCCGCGAATCGCCAGCGCGGCCGTGCTGCGCAGCTTGCAGCTCTCAATCGACAGCGCGTTGATCGCGCTTTCGACAAAATACAGCGTATCGGCCCGCTTTAACCGCTGCACGTTGGATGTCCACGGCACGCCCAGCTTTTCGCCCTGCGTTTGTGTTTTCACACCGCCATTCAGGTCCGGATCCAGATATCGCATATCTACCGCGGCGACGTGGCCCGGGTTCAGCGTGCGCACAATAAACGCCACAGCCGGCCCGCCGTAGCCAATGGTGCCCGGTGCATTCTTGCTCGAATGCCAGTCGTTAAAGCCGACCATCTGCGCCTTAACCGCGCGATCGATCACCTCCTCGCTGATCGCCCGCCCGGACAGATACTCACGTGCCCGAGTGGTGTCGTCGAAACACTTGCTGGCGATGTACTCCGGCGTGCTCATTTTCTCGCGCGGTTTCGGTCCGGCAGGGGGTTCCAGGGGGATGGCATAAAGTTCGTGCAGGGCCTTCACCGCCGCGCGCACATCGTCGGCACGGTTGCACCAGATCACCAGGTCAATGCAGCTGCCCGTGCTGTGCTCCTCGCCCTCGCAGCTCCAGTCCTTAAACCCTTTGCCGTCGGCAAACACCTGCAGCGACGGCGTGCGGTCATCATGCCGCGGTGACTTATAGTTCCCCCGCCCGCCCGGGCGTTCCAGCCCCAGCTTATCCGCCAGGTCATGCAGATCGATCTGCTGTTTGAGTTGTTCTATGGTTGCCATTATCGCTGCTGCTCCTTAAACGCTTCCGCGCACTGATTGAACAGCGGCATGTCCTGAGCGATGCGCTTGCGCGAAATCGCGAGGTTGTCCGGGTCGTTTTCGATCAGGATGGCAGAACAGCCCATTGCGCGAGCGGCGATGCCCGTCGACGCGGACCCGGAAAACGGATCCAGTACAACCCCACCCCTCGGGCAGGAATACTGGATAATCGGCAACAGCAAGGGCACGGGTTTCTGCGTCGGATGAACAGCAGCACCGTGCTCGGTGGGATGATAAATCACAGACCGCAACAGGCGCTTCCCGCCGTTTTCATAACGGTACTGGAAATCACCGATTTGCCCATAGTGCTGCGGCTTCGTGCGCTTGTTGATCGTTCTGGCCGTCGCGTCTTTCGTGTAAACGGGGCACTTATAAACTTCGGACCATTTTCTGCCCGCAGGATAAAACTGCGCGAGGTATTCATGCACTGAGCGGAACACATCGGCGTGCATCGTTGCGCCATTGTGTTTCTCCCACACCAGTTCCTGCTTGAATTTGAAGCCGCTGAATTGACTCAGGTATTTGAAGAACGTGCGTGCCTTGCCGAAACACCATAGGCTGCCGTGTGGCTTCAATATGCGAGGCAGATCATTCAGCCAACCGTCCGGCCAGATATCCCACTTCAACCGTGTTTCACCATACGGTGGATCCGCGATAATCAGATCCACGCTGTTCGCCGGCAAGGTCGGAATCACCTCGCGGCAGTCACCTTCCAGTATTGTTATCTCTGCCATCTGCCTTACTCACTCGGCGCGACTTCTCAGGCGGTGGCCTTGTCTTATATGCCGATCAAAAAACGTTTAATCAAATTCCTTCGCCAGCAGCCGGATATCGCTGTTCTTCCAGGCATATCCGCCTTTCCACCAGTTGAACAGCCGATCCTCGGCTTCGCTCACATCGAACCAGCCTTTTGGACGCAGCCAGTTCAGCAGGTCGATCACCACTGGTCCGCGCATCCAGATGCGGTCCCAGCACCAGTTACCGACCCATTGTTTGTGCTGCAGAAAAGGAAAATGCTTGCGTGCGAAAACGATACGGCCGGAGCGCCGATCGTCATTCCACAGGTAGCGCAGCCGTGGCGCCCAATGCAGGAAGTGAATTTCCAGGTCCATATTTGACCCGACTTTCAGTGCATCCACACTGAAATCGAACACGCCGTTATCCGGATTATTGCAGCATAGATCGACATGGATAATTGTCATGTCATCCAGGGTTTGCTTAGGCCTGCGCACTGTTCACCACCCGCTGCTCAACCACATTCACACGCACCAGCGCCTGTTCTATG